AGTCGGGAGTCAGTGGAGGATCACAGAGACGGCGATAGAGAGATACCTGGAAGAGCAAAGCAACATTCAGGAGCCAGAAGACAAAAAATAAAAGCCACCGTTGGGTGGCCCCCTACAATTGAAGATTTAGTAGCATTCAGGTCACCTCTGATAGTTTTGCCGACCGGAAGAGATGACCCTTACGAGTCGCTACCTGTTTTTAGTATAGCCTTGCCGATCAAAAAGGTCAAGGCAATGCATAGACGTGCTGGGTAGCGATAGATAGAAACGGAGTACGTCTATGAGTAATAATAGCGTCATTGAGCACAGGGCAAACTACTACTTTATAGAGCTTCGGGAAGAGTATCTGCACATCTGCCAGGGCTGCTCTTATAGGAAGAGTAAGAGCAAGGCATCCCCTCATTGCAAAGCTTTCATCTTAGCTATTCTCGAAAGCTGGACAAACGATAAGCGCGGTAAAGGCGAGGACCTGAGCATCTACATGACCTATCCCCAATGGACAGAAGCTATGTATAGCATGTTTGGCAGATGTGTCATCATTGATAGCCTAGAAGAGCTGATAGGTGAAGGTCTCATATCCCGCGAAAAACACCGAATGTACGGAAAGGATACTTATAAGTATCGGCTTAACTGTCAGGAACTTAACCATAGAGTAAAGGATCTGCCTGAAAGAGAGCCTAAACACACGCGTCCAAAAGTAGACGCGTCTACTAATAGACGGGATAATTCTGAGGACGCGTCTAAAAGTAAACGGGATACCCGTCTATTAGTAGACGATGACCCGTCTAAAAGTAAACGCAACATAGAATCTACTAAGAAACCTAACATAGATAATATACCTAACGGTATAGCGACTAACGTCGATGCCCCACCGACTGAACTTTCTGTTTCTGAACAAATCGCTTACCACGTAGCTGAAGCAACTCGCCTTGAGCAGGAGCAGTTAGAACAACATGCATCTCCTATAGCCACAACAGATACAACACCCGTAGAGCCAAAAACTACACGAAAGACCTCTTCCAAGAAAAGCGTTCGTGTGACACGTAACACCGAGCCCTTACAGAAACCCCTGCCAAAATTGGAAGAGCCCGCGCTTTCAGAGGCCGGGCGACGCGTCTGGGATATCTGGCTCGACATGCCATGGAATAAGGGCATACCTCCCAAGCTCACAGAGACGGCTGCTCAGCACTGTGAGACGCTCTCCAAGGTTGAGATCTCCAAGGACATTATCTTCAAGGTGCTCAACTTTGCCAAGAAAAACGACAGAAACGGCTTTTACGAGGGAAAGTCTAAGGAGCTAGGGCACGTGGTAAGTGAGTATTCGAGATGGAAAAGTGCTCAATACCAAGCACAAATGGAGACACAGGAAACGCAGAAGGTTACTTTAGGCAATAAGGCTACACAAAAGTTTACGTTCAAATAAGGAGAATAATCATGGAAAAGCAGTTACCGCATAACATCGAAGCTGAGCAGGCCGTACTCGGAAGTATCCGTATTGATCCAGAGGCTATCACGCGGGTTGCCGATATCCTCCGACCAGAGGACTTTTACCGGACAAGACACCAGGTGATTTATAGCACTGTGCTCTCACTGTATGCCAGACACGAGCCAGCCGACTATATCATACTTATTGAGGAGCTAGAGCGTGCTGATAAGCTAGAGGATGCGGGCGGCTCCAGCTACATTACCTCACTTGCGGACATGACCCCAACGAGTGTGAATGTTGAATACTATGCTCGTATTGTCCAGAAGAAAGCACAGTACAGACAACTCATTAATGCATCTGCTCAGATGGCACAATGGGCGTATAACGAAGATGAGGATGCCATGCTGAAGACAGAGGAGATGATACACATGATTGGACAGAGCAAGAGCATGGGGCGTGGTACATCGCTAAAGGATGCCATCTCTCGCTTTATGGTCAAACTTGATAAGCTTCATGAGAACAGAGGCAGTCTAACAGGCGTGCCGACTGGCTTCCGTGTACTGGACCAGATACTCGGTGGCTTCCAGCCATCAGACTTGATTGTCCTGGCTGCGAGACCTGCTGTAGGCAAAACCAGCCTGGCTTTGAACGTTGCTTCGCGTATCATCAAAGACACTACTCATCAGGGACTAAGCATCATGATATTCTCTCTTGAGATGGGTGAAGAACAGCTTGTACGCCGTCTGGTGTCGATGGAAGCGACGGTAGATCAGACGAGATTGCGCAATGGCGATATTGAGGAAGAGCACTGGGGACGGCTTATGGACGCTGCGAGCACGCTTTCTACAGATCGGATGTGGATTGACGACACGCCTGCTATCAGCTTGACTGACATGAGGAGTCGAGCGTTGCGCTATCAAGCTGAGCATGGGCTAGACTTCATCCTTGTGGACTACATGCAGCTTATGCGGGGTATGACCGACAAGGGCAAGACACCAGAGAACCGGACACAGGAAGTTTCGCTGCTCAGTCGTGGGCTCAAGGAACTGGCAAGAGAATTGAATGTGCCAGTGGTAGCACTGGCTCAGCTCTCAAGAGCAGTTGAGACAAGACAGGACAAGACGCCTCAGTTATCAGACTTGAGAGAATCCGGTACAATTGAGCAAGACGCAGATGTAGTGATGTTTATCCATCAGGACCCAAACCAAGAAATAAAGGATAATGGGTACGCTCTTGATATTATGGTAGCAAAGCACCGCAACGGACCTGTAGGAGTCGACACGCTTTGGTTTACGCCACAGTTGACACGGTTTTCTGATATGATGCCAGGAATGGAGGATTAAAAGCGATGAACAGTCAAAACGGCTCACTTGAGCACATCAAAGAGATAACGAAGATTTATAACATCAATCAAGTGAACAAGCTCCTGAAAAGCGGCTGGTGTCTTCTAGCACTTGAACAACAGCGGGATGGCATAGACCTTTGTATGGTGACGGGCTACATTTTAGGTCGCACAGAAGATGTAGAAGAGAGTAAAGAGCAGTAGAGTAGTTCATGTAGCCATAGGGCTATAGGAGAAGAGAGAGATGGATAAGGATCAATTCGAGAGGCTGGTCACTGGCGCAGGGCTCAACCTGCTCAGCAAGTACTCGCCGCGCTTCCTGATATCGCTCTATGTACCGACCACCTACGGGTACCGCGTCCAGACCGGCAAGATCGAGTTCGCCTCTCAGCAGGCGCTAGAGGCTGCTTCTGAAGAGGAGGTAGCAAAAGCTATTGCAGAGGTCAGGAGACGGCTAGAAAGAGCTGCTGGCACGCTACGAGGAGAGATTCACGGCGGGACGGTGGTGAAGGTGGCAACGAAGGAAAAGGCTGCTGAAGCGGCTATCAACTATCCGGCGCATTAGCAAGAAAGGAGATGGCTAGTGAATGAACAGCAATCAAGAGCTATCAAGCATCATTGCCGTCTAGCAATCGAAACAGCTCATCCAAGGTTTGGATACAAGAAAGGCACATACAGTATAGTTCTGACAATAAACTCAGGATATGAGTGAATGGAAGAAGGTTACGGAGGACCAGTTTGGCACTCCTCAGCGGCTATGGCACCCGGATATGTGCCTAATGAACAGTTCTTACAGCGTGCAGCTCTTGACGCTCTACAGGGAGTTGGGAACAAGGCGCTTGGAGAGTGGCATGAGTGGACAGGACAGTACTATCACATCAGAAGGCGCTTATCGTATGATGAGCAGAAGAAGGTAGGGAATATGCTAGATGTTCGTGGTACGGATGAAGGCATCAGGAGAGCAGAAGCTATGCAACGGTATCTACCAGCACACATGAAAGGAAGGGTTGAATGATTGAAGCTGAGAAGAAGCACTGGTCAGGGAACCAAATGATGCAGCGTGAGAGCTTTGACGAGTACTACCAGCGAAAGCTCGAAGCTCTCGTCATTGAGCTGAAGAGAGAGCTCAAGAGCGGCATACCGTACGTGGTGTCCGCTCAGTATGCCTGTGCAGGCTGTAAGGCACGTATCCTCTACCACAGCATGGATGGTAGGATCTACTGCCTGCGATGCCAGCTATCGCTTCTGTGGTCAAAGGAGATGAAGCGGTGCGTGTTTCAAATCTTGCAAAGCTACCCATCGCTTGAGGAATGCAGACAGGAGTGGGAAGCCAACCAAGCACAGCCTAAGCCGCGAGTGCTGACAGGCCAAGGAACACTGAAAGTAGGTGATGAGGAGTTAGGGCGCAAGATGAGAGAAGCACGTGAAGGGTTGGGATGGACACAGGAGGAACTTGCGCATAAGATCTATCGGAAGGATGGCAGACGCATTGCCAAGACATCTATCCAGGGCTACGAGACGGCACACGCCCGACCATCGAAAGGTGTGCTGGAACAGATAGTCGAGATATTAGGATTGAAAGGTATACAGGGATGATTAAGAGAATAGGAGGAAGCTTTATAGATTGGTGTAGAG